TGATGCGCATATCAAACTGGGTATCCAGCCAACAGGCAAACGACTTGGCGCGATGGATGTCGCCGACGAAGGCAGGGACAAAAATGCCTTTTCCACCCGTCATGGCTTCCTCCTGGAAAATGTGCGGGAATGGTCCGGTGTGGGCAGCGACATTTATCAGTCCGTCAAGAAGGTTTTCGGCTTTTGCGAACAGGACAACCTCGAAGAGTTTCGCTTTGACGAGGACGGGCTGGGCGCTGGCGTTCGCGGCGATGCACGCGCTATCAACGAACTGCGTAACGCTGCGCGTCGACCGTCAATACTTGCCACACCGTTTCGAGGTAGTGGCGCGGTATTTGATCCGGATGATGAAGCTGTTCGCGGGGACAACGGGCAAGCCGCACGTCTGAACAAGGACTTCTTCGCTAACGCCAAAGCCCAGAGCTGGTGGCGGTTACGTAAACTTTTTCAGAATACCTGGCGCGCCGTGGTTGAAGGTATGGCTTACAACCCGGACGAAATCATCTCAATCAGCAGTAGCATGGCACTCAAAGATAAACTCATCATCGAGCTTTCGCAGCCGACCTATTCCATTAATGGTGTGGGAAAAATAGTTATTGATAAACAGCCTGATGGAACCCGATCGCCAAACCTTGCCGACTCGGTGATGATCAACTATGCCCCAATGAATTCAGCCCTGAACATCTGGGAGCTGCTAGGGAGACAGGCCTGATGGCACGAAACAAACAAGCCCTGCGGCGAACTGCGCAGGCCACAGCTGATGGTTATGAGAATTTTATTGCCCGCGTAGGGATGCAGACACCTAACCAGCACTCAGCATCCACCTACCGGGCTAATTTCACCAGTCGTAACCGCATGCTGGTGGAATGGTCCTATCGTTCGTCCTGGATCATCGGCGAAGCAGTCGATGCTATCCCGGATGATATGACCCGCAAAGGCATTCGCATCACTTCGGAAATTGATGCAAAAGATCGTGGCATTCTCGAATCACAACTGGATGAGTTGCAAATCTGGGATGCGCTGAATGACGTGCTGAAATGGTCGCGCCTCTACGGCGGCGCGGTGGGTTTCATCATGATTGAGGGGCAGGCACCAATGACCCCGCTGCGACCCGAAACCATCGGTAAGGGCAAGTTTAAGGGAATTCTCCCGCTCGACCGCTGGATGATTGACCCGGTACTGACCCGCCGCATTAAAGATATGGGGCCGGACCTGGGTAAACCTGAGTTTTACGATGTGGTGACCACAGCAACGGGAATTCCTGCCTGGCGCATTCATCACAGTCGACTGATTCGCTTTGATGGCGTCACGCTGCCATTTCAGCAGAAGATGACCGAGAACGAATGGGGAATGTCGGTTGTAGAGCGTATCTGGGATCGTCTTACCGCGTTCGACAGCGCTACTGTCGGCGCGGCGCAGCTGGTCTACAAAGCGCATTTGCGTACCTACAGCGTGGAGAAGCTACGCGAGCTTATCGCACTTGGTGGTCCTGCGTATGAAGCGTTGCTGAAGAATATTGACCTGATTCGACAGTTCCAGAGCAATGAAGGCATGACTCTCATGGACTCGCGGGATAAGTTTGAAACCCATCAGTACAGCTTCAGTGGTCTGGATGACATCCTTTCACAGTTTGCAGAACAGATTAGTGGCGCTGTTGGTATCCCACTGGTGCGGTTGTTCGGACAGTCCCCGAAGGGATTTTCTACCGGCGATGCAGACCTTGCCAACTATTACGACCGGGTAAGCTCGTTGCAGGAGAGGCGTTTACGTCTTCCGGTGCGGCGGATACTGGACATCATGCATCGTTCGGAACTTGGCAAGCCGCTGCCGGACGATTTCACGTTTGAGTTTAACCCGCTCTGGCAAATGTCTGATGTCGATCGCTCAACGGTGGCGTTAAACACTACCAACGCAATCAGTACAGCGCTGGGTGATGGTCTGATGACACTGAAAGCCGCTATGACTGATTTGCGAGAAAATTCTGACGTAACCGGCATCGGGGCATCCATTACCGACGAGGACATCGAGAATGCCGAAGATGAAGCGCCGCCCGGCATCGGCGAACCTGATGACGAACCGCAGGAACCGTCAGGCGGAAATCCGGTATCGAACCAGCCTACGCAGGATAGCGCGGGCGGTCGGGGACATCGTAAATGGTCACTACGATGGTTCAAATGACAGTATCACGGAAATTATTGAGGCGCTGGAGCGCTACAGTGAAATCATCACCCCCTGGGCGACAAAGGTCGCGGAAAACTTTACCGCCGATATTGTGCGCAAGAATGATGAGCAGTGGCGTAAACACAGCAAAACCATCAGCCGTGAGCTACGCAATCTGGTAAACAGTGCCCCGCCAGGGCAGGTGATGAAATCCATCGTTGCTGAACAGGTTAAGTACATTAAATCGCTACCCCTCGAGGCGGCTGACAGGGTGTACGACATCCAGAATCGGGCGATTGAAGCTGTTGTGACCGGTGGGAGAGCGGAACATTTTGCTAAAGAAATAGCCGCATCGGGTGATATAGCAAAGTCCAGAGCTGACCTGATTGCCCGTACTGAACTTGGACGTGCAACCGGCGCGCTGGATCAGGCGCGTGCGCTGGCAATTGGTTCGAATGGTTATATCTGGCGTACAGCCGAAGATGGTGACGTCAGGCATTCTCATCGGGAAATGGAAGGTAAATTTGTCGAATGGGGCAAACCTCCAACGCTTGATGGCATGACCGGTCACGCTGGCGAGCTCCCGAATTGCCGCTGTTATAAAGAAATCGTTTTTCCCACCTCCCATTCTTATCCCGCCTGAATCGCAGGTAACACATGAAATATTTTTTCAATACCCGGCTGGGGGAAACCCGCTATCAGCTGGCTGACGGCTCGTTGCTGTGCAAAGACGTGCCGATAGGACGAACAGGTAAGCAGCTCTATGGTGCTGATGACCTGCCAAAACTGAAACCCGATAAGTTCGGTGAAATAGTCGTCACGCGTTCTCCTGAGCAGGTATTCCATCCGGCCACGCTCGCCTCATTCGAAGGGATGAGCATCACGATCCTGCATCCTGAAGATGAAAACGGGAATGTGCGGCTGGTAAATCCCGAGAACTGGAAAGAGCTTGCTGTCGGGCACCTCCAGAATGTCCGGCGCGGGACGGGTGAGCAGTCTGATTTGATGCTGGCTGACCTTATCGTCAAAGACGAAAACGCCATTCAGCTTATCGAAGATGGCCTGCGAGAAGTGTCGTGCGGCTATGACGCGGAGTACGAGCAGACCGAGCCAGGTAAAGCCGGGCAGGTCGATATTACCGGAAACCATGTGGCTCTTGTCCCCAAAGGCAGAGCCGGAAATCGTTGTGCAATTGGAGACAGAGACACAATGGCAAATCAAAAGAAAAACTGGTGGAACCGCATGCGTGCAGCCATCAAGACAGGAGATGCCGACACCATGAACGAACTGGTGGAGTCGGCTCCCGCATCGGTTACAGGAGATGAGGGGGATTTGCCGCAGGGCGTTAATCTCAACATCAACCTGTCCCCGCAGCAACCACTACCGGACAAAGCACCAGAGATGGGTGGAGGTCCAACCGGCGACAGTGATGATGACCTCAAAACATTACTGAAAGCCCTGCTGGCTAAGCTGGAAGGAAATGCCACGGGCGATAACGATAATAAGCCTGACGATAATCCGACCGGTGACGGCGAGGACGATGAAGAGGAAACCACGATTACTGGTGACTCAGCCTGGCGTGCCGAAGTTATCGTTCCGGGTATCGATCTGAGCCGTAAGATGAAACCGACCGAGTTCAAACGCGAGGTTCTGGCTTCCGCAGATAAAACGCTGGTTCGCCAGATTGTCGGTGATGCGGATATCCGCAAATTGCCGAAACAATCGGTCGACATGGCGTTTAATGCCGTGTCTGAGATTGCCAAAGGGCGAAACACCCGCGCCACCACCGGCGATGCACAGCGCCTAAACATGGGCATGACCAGTATCGCTTCCCTGAACAAACAAAACGCTGAATTCTGGGCAAACCGTAAAGGGTAAAAAATGAATAATGTATTTCTGTACCGGATGCCTGTTGGCATTGCCGGGGCTGTCTCTCGCCCGCAGGACTTAACCGTCGAACCGGTGGTCCTTAAATCCGATAACGCCTTCGCTGCCTATGGCCTGGCTGGTAAATACGATGATGACGGTTTTTTCGTGCCGCTGGCAGATGGTGATACCGCAGACAAGGTAAAGGGGATCTACGTGCGCCCTTATCCGACCACGTCGCAGCCGGACATGGTTCGCCAGGTGGGAACAGGCAAGAACTTCCCGGGCGACGCCATGAAGCGTGGCTACGTGACTGTTAATCTCGGTTCTGATTTTGATGCCAGCACCATCAAAAAAGGCGACCCGGTATACGTTGTCGTCTCCACTGATGAATCCATCAAAGTGCCGCTGGGGGGATTCATGTCCACGTCAGTCAGTGGCAAAAATGTGGTGCTGACCAACGCTGAATTCACAGGTGCCGGTGATGCTGACGGCAATGCAGAAATTTCCTGGAAGATTTAAGGAACAGACGAATGATTACTTTTGATCAGGCAACCGTTGACAGCTCTGGTGCCTTTCTCATCGGGGAGCTGGAGCGACTCGACCAGACGCTGAACCTGCCACTGGTGGGGTACACCTGGACCCGCGATATTCAGTTGCGTGAAGATGTCTCTATCGCAGATGACATTTCCAGCTGGACGAATACCAGCTTCGCCGCTGCGGGTACTGGTGCAAATCCGAATGGCAAAAACTGGGTAGGCAAAGACTCAACCGCTATTGCTGGCGTGAACGTGGATATCGGCAAATCCGGTAACCCGCTGAACCTGTGGGGGATGGAACTTGGCTGGACGGTCATAGAATTGCAGGCTGCTCAGCAGGTCGGCCGCCCGATTGATACGCAGAAGTATGACGGTATGCAACTGAAATGGCAGATGGATAACGATGAACAGGTATATGTTGGCGATTCCGCATTAAACCTGAAAGGCCTTGTTACCCTGGACGGCGTGCCTGTCAACAACGCTGCCAAAACGTGGGCAACCTCA